AAAGTTGCATCACCTATATCAGATATTAAGGGCTTTAATTCTGAAATTAAACCTGATATCTGTTTAGATTTTTTATTTTGATTATTGTAGATTTCTTCAAGTATATCTGAGAATGATTTGTTCTTAAATACTAAGCTGTCTAATCCCATAATGTTGTTTTGTTATAAATATGGATATAAAGAAAGGTTAGAATTTAGCGTAACCATTTTCTAAAAAGAATATATATTGTTGTTTAAATATAGTATGAAGTTTATTGGCTATTTTTGTTATTTTAGGGGTTTTAGCATCTACCATTTCTCTTATGTAAATATAAAGTGCCTTTTTATTAAAAACGTCTAATGTTTCCCTTTTTCTAAATAATTCAAGTATAGCATCTGCTATTTGGGCATCATTCTTTTTTGGAAATAATATTAATAAATTTTCAGAAACATGTTCTACATAGATGTCAAGATATTTATCTAAATCACTTTTTACAATATCTTCCCCCATATTGTAAGTATGTGTAGAGTTTTCTCCTGTTAGAACATCAACATCAACTTTCTTAACCTTTTTAGTATAGTTTTTTGTGTTATATAATATTAACCAACGTTTAACAATAGTACCAAAATAAGAATATGCCTTGGTTCCTCTAGTAGGGTCAAATAAATGAAACTTTGAGAGACAGAAAGTTATTATTTCATGTTGGAGATGCTCTAAATTCTCTACCTCAGTATGATAAAATTTAAAGGTGTGAATTATATTTTGAGTAAGTTTAAAGAAAGCATAATGAATTTCAGTTTCATATATTCTACTTCTAATCTTAGAATCAGGCTCATTGTTATATCTTACAATGGCATTTTCTGTATCCTGAGTAAAGTAGTTCTTACTCTTAGGTCTTCTTTTTTTCTTTATTGGTTCCATAAGTTTTTAAAGGTTGATCTTGAATTGTGATAGATCGTTTTGGATTTTTTTGATTTCGTTGAAAAACCAACCTATCTCATCATCACCTTCAAATGTTCCCTTTGCATCTATCTCTGATAGTTTAGTTGCAGAATCTTCTATTTGGGATGTTATGTTATTTAAAAATTTGGATTGGGATAAAATGATATCTTCTGCCTTTTCAGTTTTACGCAAAAGATTAATGGTCGTGTATCCTAAGATAACGACCAATATTCCTAATATTCCTAATATAATTTCTATCATAAGTTGTCTAACATACTCTTTAACCCGGGACTTGATATTGAGCTAAGTGCCTTGGTTTGAGTATTAGTTTTTTTATTTGACGCCAATGTATAATTCTTCTTTGGCGTCGCCACGCTATTCTTAGATAACTTTGGTAACCATTCAATCTCGAATTCAATACGCGCCGCCATCATATCTGCTTGGTGTAAAATAAATGGAAGAGATGTGCGAGGTTTGGTTTCTGGCATAAATGATTTTAAATATTTTTCATTTGCTGCGTCATATAAACCATCGTGTGTCTGAATGGCAACCATTTCGTTGAAAGTGTATTTAATATCATGTTGCTGAAGGAGAAATAAACCACGATCTGGAACTGATGCAAAAGGTAATGAGGTATTAAACGCATATGTTTCACCCATTTTATCACGTCTCCAATTATCTGTCTGAGGAATATATGCATCTTCAGTATCAGAACCCATTTTACCTAGGTCATGGTTAATTGCCGAAAATACCAATTCTTCCTGGGTAAATGTAGTCATATCACAACCAAACGATGCCCAAACGTCGGACATTGCCAATGCTCCTTTAACCACGCGATTAACATGATCTACATAACCACCGGGAAATGCTGAATGATATTTTTTATTATTAGCTGCGGGCATTAATATAATACGATCTTCAAATTTACTATAGAAATCAAGTAAAATCTGTTTACGATCTCCAGTAATATAGGTTTCAATGTTAGTGTTAAATTCGATCCAATTTGCTTGGATTTGTTCTGCTGTTAATGTCATAACCTTAATTTTTTATCGTTTATATTTTAACTCATCACTAGACATTGGCTCCATTTCAACCATTGATTTCATTTCTTCAATTAAATTTTGTGCCTTACTAAGGTTGGACTTATAAATTTCGATTGGTTCTTGTCTATTAACAATTTGTTCTAATGTAATTAGAGTAGTTTCTAATTGGTCTAGTTTTCTTGTAATTAAATCTCTATTTCTCATAACTTATTTATTGTTTATTGTATGTTGATATGGGTAACGTTACCCTTATTCCTTTTATCCCTTTGTTTCCATCCCTATTTTTCCCTATTTCCCTAAATCTGTAATTACAATATACGAGGGGATCTTTGGGGATCCTAATTATCTTTTGCTTTCTTTTAAAATTTGTTGAAATTTAAAAATATGTGCACATTTTTCATATTCTTCTCTATTCTGGAAATATAAAATTGCACTTTCTAAGGCACTATTTAATATCTTAGGGTTAAAATCTAATACTGCGAATATATCTTCCTTATTATTAAGATTTACTTGATTTAAATAAAACCAAGCTCTGTTATATACAACAAATTCAGATGATTCCTTTGTAGATTCAATATTATAACTAGGTTCTTCGGTTTTAAGAAATTTTTCTAGTTTTAAATGAAATGTATGATGGTTTAATATTAATTTAACAAACATACCTATCTTAATTGTAGGGCTAGTTTTAAATTCTTCTAATTTTTTGCTAATGTTTTTAGCATTCTTTAGAGTATCAAAATCCCCTTCAAATAGACCAAATATGTTATCCTTATTTATTCCACCTTTTTTCATCAATTATAAATATGCCTTATTTTAAAAACCTCCTATTTCATTTTCAATATCACCTTGCATCTTTTGAAGTTGAGCATACTCAGCAACAACATCTTCTTGATTAGAGTTTTCTGGGTGGAATCTCCAAAGATCTTCCATTACCGATGTTATTGAAATCAGGTCATTAATTAATTCTACTTTTTGTTCCTCTAAAGTTAATCCTTCCATTTTATTTAAATTTATTGCCGATTAATATAATATTTTCTTTTGCTTCTTCCAAACTTATTTGAAAAAATTCTTTATGACTATTAACACGTTGTGCCTTTAATTTATGATGTACTTCTCTTTCAACCATTTCACCATTAAAACATTGGTAAGCCCATTCTACTTTATAAGGTAAAGCAACGCCGGTGGCGGAAGATATTTGTTTGGCTCGTTCTTCGGGTAACTTCTTAGTATACCCTATCTTTAACAACCCAGGTGATGAAGGATTTGATAAAACATAAACCCATTGATCTCCTACGCCTTTATCCGTATATAACCCATATTTTTTATCGGTATAATACGTTATATCTTCCCATCCATCACCCTTTGCGCTAGGTGATAGTGTAAAGTATTTAGCGTGTTCTAAATCCGTGTTTCCATAATTTTCTTTTAGCGGGATAAACTTCTTAGCTTTGCCTACTGTTAATCTAGTTAAACTCATTCGAATATTATTTTAAATTCTTTTTCAACTTCTACTCTTTTTCCAACATCACTATTGAAAAGGGTCTTAACAAACACTTTAGCTGTATCACCTACCATTTGAGTATCAAAAAATATTTGTTGTTTTGGGTTGTAGTTATATTTACTATAAGTACCTATTAAGGTTTCTGAGTAAGGGCAATCTAAACATTGATGTTTACTAATTTGATAACCTACTATATTAATGGGTGGGTGATTTTGCGCCATATCTTCAATAGTATACGTTAAATTTCCAATAGGTATTGGGTTATTAAAACCACCCCCGGTAAAATACCCTAACACGCTATATAACGGGACTGTAAAAGTAATACCATTAACCCAAATCCAATAATCTGAGTCAAAAACTGTTTCTACTAAAGGAACTCCATTAATTACATAATCAGGATGTAACTTATCCAATTCTCCCTTAATAGTAAAGTAATTATATCCCTGATGTTCAATATGCCAATAACCATTCCCATCCTGATACACACCAGGTGAAACTAAAGGGTCTATTTCAAAAAATGAATTGCAATCCCCATCTAAACAAGGGTAGGGTTTAATAAGCTCCTCTGGGCTACATGCCCAGAAGATACCTATTAATATTATATAAATTAGCTTTCTCATTATGATGCGAATTCTAAAGCTTTAGTAAATAACTTTTTATTCAAATCCTGATCTTGCTTAAAATTCTTAATAACTCGCGCCTGACGAACTTTACCTTTTAAGGTTTTGTATTGAAAATTACCTTCCATCACATTCTCCTGAACACGATTAAATACTTCCCATAACCCATTCCCCTTATCAGCACTACGTTGAGGTGCTAAAACTTCCTCAATTGCGTGTTTATCAAAAGAATTATCTGTACCTTCTACTCTTAGATCTAGAAACGATTTCGCAAGATTAAACATTTGCTCTTCTTCTAATTCTACACCTTTCATTTTATTCATCGCTTCAACAGTTAATGGTAATTTAGCAACCATTTCTTTAATCGTATCTTGCAATGTTTCGAAATCATAACCCATATGGCGAACTTTGATATCTTCGAATGTTTCAGTAGCTATAACCAAACCATTTTCACAAATCATTCTAAATAATCCTGCGGTAAATTTAAATGCATTTTTACCATCATGAGAATTGGTAAGTAATACTTGAGGATAAACTGTGTCTCCATCTGAACCATTAATTACAACATCAGGATTTCTGAATACAACTAAATGTTTTTGGAAACCAATTGTCCCTTCAGTTCTTGCTTTAACTTCTTTAGCATCGGCAACTTTCCAACCTAACACTTCCATATCTGCAATAACTCTATCAGTTGGAATGTGTGTGTACTTCTCACTTGTATCTTCTGAACCAATTTTGGTAAAAATACTTGGAGCGATTTCTCTTAACTCTTCTAAACTCTTAAACTTTGTACTTTCGTAATTTAACATAAACCTTTATTTTTAATTAAGCGTTGTCATTATTAACAACACGTGAAGATACGAAGGATATCCCGGGTAGCCAAGCCTCCTGTGCATTACTTTTAATTACTTTTTAAATCGTTTTGCTACTTTCATTTTATCAATTTGGAACCCCATTTCCTCTAATGATTTTGTGTAAAAAATAACCTCATTTGTTTTTGAGTCCATCATTACTCTATCATATTCTCCAGTTTCTTTGCTTCTTGTGACAAAA